GAGGCACGGCGCTTCACCGCTCAATACCAGTGCGACACGGCCACGTTGCTCTGTCAGTTCGCTCAAAAGGCTCGTGACCACTTCGGCAAGCCTGTAATCATCACATCCGGCTACCGCCCTCCCAAAATCAACGCCCAGGTCGGTGGGGCCACCATGAGCGAGCACCTGTTCAACAGCCCCGACACCGGTGCCATCGACTTCTACCTGGATGGCATGTCGGTCAAGGCGCTGCAGGACTGGGCCGATAAGGCCTGGCCTTATTCCCTGGGCTACGGCGCACCCAAAGGCTTCATCCACGTCGGAATCCGCCCTGGCAGACCACGGGTACGCTGGGATTACTGAGGCCACCCACCATGGCTAACCCCCGAGACGGGCTCTACATCAACATCCACCGCAAACGGGAGCGCATTGAAGCTGGCTCCGGCGAGCGGATGCGCAAACCTGGCGAGAAGGGAGCCCCTACCGACAAGGCCTTCAAGGATTCCGCCAAAACCGCCAAGAAAAAGAACAAGTGAACGACGAAGACCTTTGGCCGCCAATCGACGAGGCCTTGATCAAGCGCCTGGAAGAGGCAATCCCTGAGCGCTGCCCGCACATCACAGACCGCAAGCGTGCAATCTGGATGTATGTGGGCCAACGAGAGGTGGTTCGCATGTTGCGTGCCGTTTATCTTGAACAACAACAGGAGGGCTGACTCATGTGCGGTGGTGGTGGTGGTGGAGACGGCGGCGCAGCAGCTGCTGAAGCTTCCAGACGGCAGGAGCGCATTGCCCGCGAACAGATGGAGCAACAGCGCATCCAGTTTGAGCAGCAGATGGCCCTGCAAAAAGCTCAGGCTGAAGAGCAAAAGCGCATCGCTGAAGCGCCCCCGCCGCCTGCTCCGCAGGCAACTGCCACAGTGGCAGCATCTGCAGCCGAGCTGCCTACACCTGCTGCCACTGCAACTGGCGCTGCAATGGCAATTCCGATGCGCCGTGGCCTTGGCCGTCGCGGTCTTCGCACTGATATTGCCGGTGGCGTGGGTGGCTTGACCATTCCGGGTGCATGACCATGTGCGGCGGCAGCATGGCTCGAATTGTTCTTCAACAGCAACAGGAGGAGCAGGCCAGGCAGCAGCAGCTGGCAGATGGTCGCCAAAAGATTGCTGAGTACAACGCTCGCTACGAGCAGGCTCGTGCCCGCAATCAGCTAATGGCAATGCCCAAAACTTCAGTGAGGGTTGTTCCAGCAGCCGAAGGCCTGCCATCTGAATCTGTGGCAACTGGCGGCCTGGTTGCCAACAGCCCTGCAGTCGCTCGCAAGACACGAGGCGGGCTTGTCGTGCCAGGGACTGGTTCAACTGGCGGCTTAAACATTCCCACCACATAAGGCAATGGACTTGAACCTGACCGGTAGCGTTGACCGCCAACGCCAGGCCTACAACGAGGAGGAGGTGGGCACTGCTGCTGCCCGCTACCACCAGCTGGTCAGTAATCGGGATGCCTTTTTAGAGCGTGCCAGGGACTGCAGCAAGGTCACAATCCCTGGCTTGATCCCTGACGCTGGCTTCAACGACCGCGGCAGGCTCAAGACCCCCTATCAATCCCTGGGCGCCAGGGGTGTGAACTATCTGGCAAGCAAGCTGCTGATCAGCCTGTTCCCGCCCAACTCCAGTTTCTTCAAGCTGGAGATCGACGACCTGGCCCTGCGTGTTGCAGAGGCTGGCCCTGAGATCAAGACCGAGCTGGACACCGCCCTGGTGCAGGTTGAGCGGGCTGTCATGTCCGTCTTTGAGACCTCAGGCGGCCGTGCTGCCATGCACGAAGCCTTCAAGCACCTGCTGGTGGGCGGCAACGTCCTGCTCTACATCGGTGAAGAGGGCCTGCGGGTCATCCACTTCAACCAGTTCGTGGCCTGCAGGGACCCCATGGGGAACCTGACCGAGATCGTGGTCGAGGAGGAGGTCTACCCGGATGCCCTGCCGGCCTCCATGTACGAGGAGCTGGACCCCGAGGAGGACCAGGGCGAATACACCAGCGGCCGTAGTGGCAGCAAAACCGTCAAGATCTACACCCGCGTCGAGTTTGAGCAAGGCAAGTGCCACTGGTGGCAGGAAGCCAGGAACAAGGAGATCCCTGGCACCCATGGCATGTGCGACCAGGACGTTGCCCCCTGGATTCCCTTGCGCTTCAACCGTGTCGACGGCGAGGAGTACGGCCGCTCCTACATCGAGGAGTACTACGGCGACCTGCTGGCCCTTGAGTCCCTGTATCAGTCGGTCCTGGAAGGTGCTGCTGCCGCGGCCAAGATTCTGTTCCTGGTCAATCCCAACGGCACGACCAGGCCTCGGACCTTGGCCAATGCCCCCAATGGCGCCATCGTCCAAGGCAATGCGGCTGATGTGTCGGTCATTCAGAGCCAGAAGAGCCAGGACCTGGGCATTGCGCAGAACACCATTGACCGAATTGAAGGTCGTCTGCAGTTCGCTTTCCTGCTGAACACCGCCATCCAGCGGCCCGGGGAACGAGTGACCGCGGAAGAAATCCGCTACATGTCACAGGAGCTGGAAGCCGGCATTGGGGGCCTGTATTCCATCCTCACCCAGGAGTTGCAACTGCCCCTGGTGCGGCGCCTTATGCACATCCTGCGCCGTCAGCGCAAGCTGTCGCCCTTCCCCAAGGGGCAGAACGGTCAGGCACTGGTTAATCCCAAGCCTGTGACTGGCCTTGAAGCCATTGGCCGCGGCGATGATCGCAACAAGCTGGTGCAGTTCATCACGACTGCTGCCCAGACTTTGGGTCCTGAGATCGCTCAGAAGTACTTGAACCTGGATGAAGCCCTCCGCAGACTTGCGGCGGCTGAATCCATCGACACCACTAACTTGGTGAAGACCGCAGAACAGCTGGATCAGGAGAGCCAGGCTGCAAACAACCTGCGTCAGCAGGATCTGCAGCGTGAACTCCTGATGACCGGCCTCAAGTCCCCTGCATTGGGGCAAGTGGCCGCCAACTACACCCAACCAGGAGCCCCCTATGGCCCGCAGTACCCAGAAGGAAGCGACCCAACCGCCCCAGGAGCCGTCCCCAACGCCCTCCCAGCAGCCCAAAACCAACCCGGTGTCCCTTCAGGGCCCGCCGGCTGACGTCCCTCAGTACGGCCCGTCTGAAGACATCGTGATTGGCGAGGTAAAAGCCAAGCCTGTTGCTGCGCCTGCCCCGACTCCTGTCGTCGAATACGGCGACGACGGCTCGATCACCATTATCTGAGACCATTCATGCCCGAACCCATCACAATCACCGAACAGCAAGCCCCAGCACTGTCCCCAGAAAACGAAGAAATGCTCAAAACTCTCCAGTCGGAGGGCGAAGAGCAGGAAGAACAGGGTGAACAGCTGCTTGCTGGTAAGTACAAGTCCGTCGAGGACCTGGAAAAGGCCTACCAGGAGGCCCAGCGCAAGCTGAGTCAACGCGGTCAGGTCGAAGAGACTGAGGAAGAGGCTGAGCAAGCCGATGACTCCGAGGAGGAGAAGCCTCAGTCCGGCGATGCCAAGGAGATCTACGGCGAGTTCATCGGTTCTCGCCTTGATGAAGCTGGCATTGACTTCTCCGACATGAACTCCCGCTGGCAACAGTCGGGTGAACTGACCGGAGACGACTACGAACAGCTGGAAGGGGCTGGTTTTACCCGGGAGATGGTGGATGCCTACCTCTCTGGTCTCCAGTACAAGGCTGTTCAGGACAATGCCCTGACCATGCAGCAAGTTTCTGCTCTCAAGCAGGAATACGGCGGCGACAAGGGGTACAACGAGATGCTGGCCTGGGCCGCTGAAAACCTTTCCGAAGAGGAGATCACCGGTTTCAACGAGATTGTCACTGGCAACAGCACCCTCTCTGCTGTTCGCATGGCCATCTCTGGCTTGCACGCCAAGTACACCTCCAAGGCTGGTGTCGAACCCAAGCTGATTGGCGGCCGTGCTCCCAAGAGCAGCGCCGAAAAGTTTGAATCGACGGCTCAGCTGGTTGAAGCAATGAAGGATCCCCGTTATGCGGCAGATCCTGCATACAGACGGAAGATTGAGGAACGTCTTGCCAGGTCCTCTATCTTCTGATTGAGAGGAAAGCCCGGGCCCCGCAAGGGGCCTTTTTTATTGCCTTGCCTTGTGTCTACACTTCAGTCACCTAGACCTTCTCA